GTGGAAGTGGCCCCGAACGGGCTACCCTACGTCCCCCCATCACGCTACGAAGCCATTCGGCAGTACATCGTTGAGGACTTGGCCTTGTGGGCGCAAGCGGCCCACTCGCGTCGTTCCAAGCCAGTCACCGCCGCCAAGCAGAAGGCGAACGCTGAACTGGAACGGGCGCAGGTCGAGGCGCAGAAGGCCAAGCGCATGGTGGGCCAGAAGCTCAAGCCCGTGGGGCAACCCGGGGCGACCGCTGACCGGCCAGCCAAGGCGAAGACCATTGTCTCGGTAGACGATGCCGTCGAAAGCGCCCTGTCGTCGGTGCTTTCATCCATTCGTTAATCGTCGAGGAATCTTTCCATGCCAGCACCTACAGTCATTACCGATGCGGAACTGACGGGTCTCCTGAAGAACGTCTATTCCCAGTACCGCGAGAAGGTCCAGAACCTCGTCACCCCGCTCCTCGCCCAGCTCAACAAGGCGAAGGCGGGCGGCCCGCGCAACATGCGCTGGGGCGGCAACAACGTGTTCTTCGACGTGGTCGTCGGGCGTCCGTCCGGCTCCACGTTCTCGCAGAGCGGGTACTTCCCGCCCGACACGACGGCCACCGAAGTGCAGGGCAATGTGGGCGTCGTTCGCGCCTACACCACCCGGCAGATCGACGGGCTCGCCTTCGTCGGCACCCAGTCCAAGGACGCCGCCTTCACCACCATCGCCACCAAGACGATGGAGGAAATCAAGCAGGCGTCTGAGATCCTCATGCAGCAGGCGCTGCACAACAAGGCGGACGGCGTGGTCGCGCTCGTCGGCACCGTGAACAGCACGACCGAAATCATCGTCTCATCCCCCTACGGGGTGTCGGGCGCTGGGCAGGGCGGGCTGCTCCTCTCGGTGGGCGACTACATCGCCGTGCTGGACACCTCCGTCTCCAACGCCGTGCTGGGCCGGTCGGCTATCACCGCCATCGTCAACAGCGGCGATAACGCCACGCTGACGCTTGGCACCGCGATCAGCGGCATGGCCTCGACGGACAAGATCGTGAAGGCGACCGCCAGCGATACGTCCTTCAACGCGGCCATGAACGGCCTCATCAACATCACCAACCGGGGCGGCTCCTACGCCTCGCTGCACAACATCTCGGCCTCCACCTACGGCATCTGGGACAGCATTCGGATGGTCGCGGGCACGGATACCCCGGATGCCACGCAGCCGACCGAGGACGACATCTGGGTGCTCATCCAGCGGATCGCCGGGCGCTCCGGCAAGGATGCCCAGCTCCGTCCGAAGGAGTTCCTGCTCATGACCACGCCGGGTCTTGGCCAGAAGCTGATGCAGTCGTTTGTGGCCCAGCGCCGCTTCGACAGCGCCGGCTTCGAGACCACGATCAAGGGCGGGTACAAGGCGCTGCAGGTGTGCGGGATCCCGCTGGTGACGGACTACTACGTCCCCGCCGGCACGATCTACCTCCTCCACATCCCCTCGCTCGCGTGGGTGGATGCCAAGGACTGGGGCTTCGTCGAGTTCGAGGGCGCCGGGCCGTGGCGCTGGATCCAGGGCCGGGATGCGTTCGAGACCACCTATGCGTGGTACGGCAACATCGCCAGCCTCGCCCGCAACGCCCACGGGTCGATCACGGGCTACACCGACACGGCGCGGTTCTCGCACGTCGTCTAACCTGCGTGACGGGGAGGGGCTTCGGCTCCTCCCCTTCACCCCTTTCTTGAGGAGTGTGCGATGGGAAACTTTTTCAGCCCGTTGGCCGGTCGGTTTGGCATCATGCCCAATCTGCTGGCCGGTCGGTGTGATGCGGCCATTGGCAACAGCACCACGACGACCTACAGCTTTGGCGGGCATCCGGCCAAGTGTGTCATCAACCGGGCGGTGGTTTCGGCGGGGACCGTCCCGGCGTCCACCAGCGGGACGATCTTGGCCGTGCTGCAGAAGTACGACGCCAGCGCCAACACGGCGGTGACGCTGACGGACAACGTGGATCTGGAGGCGCTGACGGCCAAAGAAGGCACGGCGGTCACCCTGCTTACCACGCTGACGGACGCGGAGAAGCTGCTGGACACCGGCGACACGGTGCAGTTCGTGGTCACGACGAACAACACCGTGACGACGGCGGCGGTCGATCTCATGGTCAACGTCGAACTGCTGGTGCAGAACTGATGGCCATGCCGATGGTGTTGAGCCATCGGGGCACCCCGGAGCCGTCGTCGGAGATCCAGCGACGGCTTCGGCAGGTGCATCCCCGCCTGGAACTCCGCTATGTAGACTCGGTGGACGCCCACTGGGCCATCTGTATGCGCTGGGCGGAGAACGACCGGCGGTGGGCGATGATCCAGTCCAACGAGGTGGATCCGAACCGGAGCATCGACATCGTCGGCTACCTGCCGATGACCTGTGCGCCGGACGAAGCCGCCCCGTATCTGGAGCGGTCGTTCAAGGAGTACCCGGTCGATGAGGTCCGCAACATCGCCCGGTCCATCGAACAGTACAACCTGACGGCCCCCACCGCGCAGGCCGTGGAAGCCGCCATTGCGGAGGTGTTGGACTCATCCAATCCGGCCAACCAGCCGAAGCGGCGCGGTCGTCCCCCCAAAGTCCGAGCGTAACGTCCTATGGCCACCGTGACCCGTGCCCAACTGATCGCGTTGACCCGCGAGTACATGGATGCCGTTGGGTCCACGCGCTGGTCGGACGACACGATCAAGACCGTGCTGAACAGCGTGTATGACGAGGAGTGGTCGAACATCCTCAACGCCGCCCCGTTCTACACCTTTCAGCAGTTGACCCTGACCACGGACAGCAACGGGCAGATCCCGTTCAGCAGCCTGTCCACCGGCGGGGGCGACAGCCAGAAGAACTTCTATCGCATTCTCTCCGTCTCGGACGGCAACGTCCTGTACAACCAGACGGAGTTCTCCTACGTCCCGCTGGCCACGACCACCAACTATCTGCCGACGTACCCTCGCCTCTACTACTATGTCGGGACGAACGTGCAGATTCTGCCGGTCGGCAGCGGGACCACGATCTATGTGGCGGTCAACTACAAGCCCACGTCGCTGAGCGATCTGGCCTCGGACAGTTCCGTCATCGACTTCCCCGGCAACAGCGAGCTGCTGCTGACGGCGGTCGCCTCGGCCAAGCTGCTCTTGAAGGGCGGGGCGGAAGTGTCTGCCGCCAACAACTACCGTGCCTTGGCCAACGAGGAGCGGCAGTCGCTGCTCGACGATCTGCGCCGGGAAGAGTACACAAAACCGGAACCGCGCACTCTCGCCGACCAGGTCAGCGTCCTTGAGAGGGGCGAGCTGGAG